CATGGTTTATGCTCCTTATACGCCAGTTGCGTTGTTGTACTGATGCATAGTCGCATTGATCTTGACAATAACTTCAGGGAAGTTATCAGCAGCAGTGGCGGTGTCGCGCACTACGTCAATGATACGAATAGGCAAAGTATTGGTTGTGGCAGTGCTGTCCAGAATAGCTACGGCAGAGTTACCTGACGTGGTGCTACCTGCGTTCTGTACCAACGTGGCGTTATTTCCGATGGCGGAAATGCCAACACCAGAGATAACAGTTGTGCCAGACACAACAGCAACTTGGAACAACGTATCAGGATCATCAGCGACCACAGCAAAAATCTGCGTGCCAGACTTAATTGCCTGACTTGCTGGATAAAACTGTTGTTGCTGGACTTGACCAGTTGAACTGTTAGTAAAACTTACGCCTAAGAAAATACCGACGGGCGTGGCAGTTGTTGTGCCAGTGTCCTTTTCGATAGTGCCGTCAGACACGCGTTTTACCAAGTCACCATAGAAAATGTTAGTAGCGTAGCCACTAGCAATTTGCATCAAACGGGTTGAACCCGCAAATACCTGTCCACCTATTAGGTTTACAGGCTTTAGACCGTAAGGGGCCGAGACTGTAGGGTATGCCATTTAAGACTCCTAAAAATTAAGTACCTTTACCAAAGCTGGTCGAAGATTTCCGCTCATTGAAGATTGGCATCCGCGCATCGCTTTGACGCATTAAATTATTATCTACAGCCTCTTCCTGTGCTCGTGTCATATCAGCAAAGTGTTTAACTCGCTGACCAACAAACTCAGTAGGAGTCTTACAGAGTAACAATCCGCCAATCTCAATGCTGTCTTTAAAACGGCTATTGGGATCAACTAGCAGTTGAAATTTAGGTTGCTCTTCTACATTTACCACCTCCCAACCTTCGCGCAATTTAGCGGAGAGGTTACGAGGATCAGCATTGTTCAAAGTAGAAACCCGAATCCATCTGTACGCGTAGCCCGGAGTCTTATCTGGCTCCGGTAGAAGTTCCGCCTGCTGCCACTGCTTGGGGCGCTCTTGGGTAGTTCTATTTGTAATCTCGCGTTGTAATCTGCTTTCAGCCATTTAGGCCTCCAATTTCATGAGTTCACGAGCATATTGCTCGTTGGTTAATCCAAATTTCTTTGCCAAGCCCACCTGCGTCTTAGAAAGAACTACTTTTTTAGGAGCAGTACTCCTTTTAGCTGGTGCGACCACCGTGCTTGGTTTTGTACGTTGAGGTTTATCTTCCTCTTCGTTGTAAGTAGCGCCAAATTCTTCTGGGAACCGACGTTGAACTTCTTTATCTATTGCTGCATAGTACTCATTCGTACCAATGTAGCCTCGACCATATTTAGCTTCTAAGTCCTCGTGGACACCTTCAGCATATCTGCGCATAGATCGTTTATTCTGGTCAACGAACCATGGGTTTTTTGACACCCATGACGCAACTTTCGGGTCCATTTGAGGGTTTTGAGGCCTCTGTAAATTGGTTTGTACATCATTTTGGTCATTTTGTACAGTGGGCCTGAAATTTTTTGCTTTATCTAATTTAAGCTGGGCACGGATCATTTCCTGCTGAGCTTCTAAAAGCTTGTCAGAATCACCCGAATCGTAGGCTTCTTTGTAGTTACGGCTAGCCTTATCAACCTCCATTTCAGCGGAGTTCTGATATGTAGAAATAAGTTCTTTTTCCCCCGTATGCAAGACAGATTTTAACTGGCGATTCTCATCAAGAATACGCTGGGCAACGGCTAAAGACTCTTGTTGCTCACGTATTGCAGCCTCTTTCTCTCTACGCTCGTCGTGCCAAGCCTTCTTGTACTGCTTAAATTTAAGCTTTACGTTATGAGAGTAGTCTTCAGAGTCGTCAGCCTTCTCTAAGTCTTCTTTAATGGCCTCGGGAAGAGGTTCTACAAACCGATCTTCAGGGGGAGTATCGTCTTGTACATCTACTTTAATTTCAATGTCATCTCCCTCAATCGAAATATCAAGGGTATCTTCGGGTTTACCCTTATTTTCTTGCTCGTCGGGGAATTTATAGCTATCGCTAAATCTAGGCATGTGCGCTCCTTATTTGCGTTTTATGCCGCGTGGATCGTCAACAATACCTTCTACAGTATCGTCGTTGATGATGCGGAACTCTCTACCGTGGATGACTAATCGTGAGCCAGCGTAGGGCCGGACCAAGACAAAGTCGCCTTGTTTACACCAAGGTCCCGTCGGGAACTTTGTTGTATCTTTGTAACAGTCTGGGCCAAGCTCAACTACAAACAAGACCGTTGTGAGGGTCTCTTCGTTGCGCATGGTTTCGTCTGCTTTTATCAAACCAATCTCGCTGTCTTCAAACTGCTTCTCCGCTTCCGGAATTGCACAAAGAATGCGATAGCCTGTTGGCTTTGGTAGTTGTTTTGCTTTCTCTTCCGCTTTTTTGTGCATCAGTGCTGATAAATCAACAACTTTGCTCAAGTCCAGCGTAGGTAAATCACTCATCCGAGTCCTCCATATTTTTTGTCAGGTCTGTAATATTTCTGCGAGCTGTGAGTAGACCTGTGATAACCCCACATTTATTGCAGTACTCCTCGTAAGACTTAGCAGATTTGGCTCCTAAGTCTTCCTCGATTTGTTTGATGCTTGCATCAATTTGCTTGACCAAAAGGTCTAAGGCTTGTTTAGTTTGGTACATCAGTCACCTCCCTTTGGTTTCTGCTGTTTTGATCTGCTCTCTGTTTGCAGCCGAGCAATCTCCCTCTGATTAGCCAGCATCGTTTGATGCTTTTGTAAATCCATACCGGTTGTAAAGCCAGCTTGTTCATGCGCGTGATCACGTTGCTGTTTATCAGCTTGCGCCTTCATCGCAATCTTCACACCTTCAGTCTCCTGCTGTGCATTGATCCGCTCACGCTCAATCTGTAGTTGAGCCTGCTTGAGCATGACATCTGCCTGATCTTTAGCCGCCTTGCGTTGCTGCTCTTGGGCTTTAAGCTGAAGTTCTTGCTGCTGCAACTGAATGAGCGGATCTTCCTGCATCTGCTTGTTCTTCTGCTGTTGAGCTTGTTGCTGACTCTGCTGTAGAAGCTGTTGCGCAGCTTGTGCCGCCATTTGAGATATCTGAACTTCCATCTCTGGAGACATATCAACTTCATCCGCATCTTCGTTGAATGGAGGTAGCGTTTGACCCATGGCTTGCTCAATCTGCTTACGCATCTCCATACCCAAATGTTCGGCAACGTGCGCCGAACCCACAGCCATAAGCTGCTGCGCCAATTGAGGACTCTGACCTAACATCTGTTGGATACGAGGATCTTGAGCCATGGCCATGTGAACCGCGATGTGAGCTTTATGGTCTTGATACAGGAACGCTTTAACAGGCTTGTTGTTGAGCATGTTTTGGTTCTCTGTGACAGGGTCACGAGGCTTCATATCATCTTGCATTGGCACAAGTTTCTGATAGTTCTTGATGCCAAGCACATCTAACATCTGACGGTGCAAGAGAGGCAGGTCATACAACTGAGGAGCTGTCTGCGCAAGCTGCAGCGCCGCCTGATACTGAACAACTTTCTGAGCCATCGTTGCCGCGTTAGGATCACTTACTGGGATGACATCAACCATGTCATAGTCAGACTGCTTAGCCCTACGTTCGCCTTCAATTGGCTCGTAGCTATAGTCTGCTGGCGTGTAGTCACGGATGATTATTTTTAAGAGCTTAAACTCTTGTTTCATCGAGTAGTGAATGCGCGCCTGAACAGCCGACATTGTCTTGAGTTGCCTCTCAAGAATGGCCAGTGTTGTGCCTACGGGAGCTTGCGCCGACATATCTGATGTCTGCAACTCAACCGCGCCCGCAAACTTGCGGCCCTCTTCTATGATTTGATTTAACAGAGCTAACAGAACTTGGCTCGGCTCTTTGTACGGCAAGGGCATGATGTTGTCACGCATCGTGCCGCTAGGAACGTCTACATCACGGAACTCGCCGGGGGATATTGGGGTGTCATCACCTTTGGTGCGAAGTCCTCTAGTCTTAAAACCACCGGGGAGGTTTGATAGAGTTCCAGCATCAACCAACTGACGAAGAATAGAAGTACCAGATTTAGCAAAAGCACCAATAAGGTGGACAAGGCCAAAATTATAAAAACCGAACCCGGGAATATAACCGTAGTGGACGAAGTGCGTGCGTTTCTGACAGAGTTTGTCGTCTGGTTCCCAGTTGCGCCGGATCGCAAGGATGTTTGTTGTACCCTTCTCAATCGTGACGATGTATGGGAGCGCAATACCCGTCTCTTCGCCGCTGTCTTCGTCTTTATGCTCATAGCCTTTGAGGTCTAGATCGACCTGCATCTCCAAGAGTTTAAATCGGTCATCCTCTGTTGCGCGAAAGCCCATCTTCTCTGCAATGCGCTTCTCTACTTCGTCCATTGTCTGAGTTGGTTCACCCAAGTCAATGTCACGGTAGAAACCTTCATGCTGTAGTCGTTTCAGATCATTCTTATTTTTGCGCATGACGTGCGTAATACGTTCTGCATCAGCAAGGCTTGATGCGCCGTATGGCACGAGAACATCTTCTGCTGGCGCATACATAGATACCTGACGACCAAGGGCTGGGTCGTAGTACACCTTCTTAAACGCGTTACCAGCAAGGCCCAAGCCCCAGAGCATGCGCTCATGCTCGGGTCTGTATTCTTTCATCACGTCAGTAAGCTGATAGTTCATGTCTTCTTGAACTCGCTCCGCCGCTTCTTTCTTTTCTACAGTCTCTTTGCCAATGATCTTAGTTTTGACAGGTCCCATTGCAGGGAATGTCTCCATCATGGTCTCAGCTTGGAACTTTACTACAGCTTCGGTTAAAAGTGGGTGATACACACCGCAAGCGCCTGCCCACGGCTCTGATCTTTCTTCCATTTTTAAACCAAGTAGCTCAAGACCATCAACATAGGTCTGTACCCAGTCTTTGCGAGAAGACACGTCAGTCTCAAAATCACCAATCAACTCACTGGCAAGTGAGGCAAGAACATCATCAGGGATATCTTCAGCTAAGTTTTTACTAAACTCATCATCGCCTTCTTCTGGTTCAATCTCAATCTCTATATCCCCTGTCTTGATGCGTACTGACTCA